GTACCAGATTGGTTAGGTAAAGTAATTGTTCTATCTGCTGTAGGGTCTACAACTGTAAGTGTAGTTTCGTGAGCATCTGCAGTAGCACCTTCAAATACAACAGCATTGTTAGCACTCATTGTAACTGAGTCTACAGTACTGAGTGTACCAGTTACAGAAATATTAGTTGCATTTAAAGTTCCTGTACTAGGATTATAAGTTAAAGTTCCATCTGACTCTAAACCAATGTTACCACCATCTTGATCTGCTCCTGCAGCAAAGATGATTGCATTATTCTCATTGGTACTTTCATTATCAGTTATTGTAACAGTAGTGGCAACTGCAGCAGTACCTGAGTAACCACTGGAAGTAATTGTACCTAGTGAGCTACTATCATCCTTAAAGGTAATAGTACCTCCGTTTGCATTAATTTCTATGTCACCTTCTACGTCTAGTATAAAGTCATCAGTAGCTGTAAGTGTATCAGCATCAAGGGTCATCTCATCTACGACTACACCAGCATTAGCTGTAATTACACCTGTCTGCGTAGTAGTGCCACTAATTTCTACGTTACCATTAATATCAATTAATGTTGAAGTTAAGTCTATTTCGTCATTAGCGGCAATCATTAAATCGCCATCATTAACAGAACTAATATGAATATCAGAGTCACGGAAGATTAACTTTTTGTTGGTTCCCATTGTGGAGTCAGCATTACTAGCAAACCCACCATTGAATACCGTGGCTGCGGTGGTGGTCAGGACGCCTGTTACTAGGGCAGCACTGTTAACAGAAAGCCCAGCCGCACCGCCAAGAATAAGGTCATCTGCACTTGCATCCCAAAGCATAAAAGCTGACGCAGTATCGCCAAAGAACTTAACATCGTAGCCTGTGTCATCAACACCTACGTTAATCGCACCGTTAAACTGCCCACCGCCATTTGAGACAGTCGCTGCTGTTGTGGTCAGGACGCCTGTTACGCCTAATATGCCACCTACGGAAGCATCATCCGCAACAACCAGATCGTCACTAACTATCAAGTCTACCACAGACAAAGAGGCGAAGGCATCGACCACTTTTGCGCCAGAGCCTGCTCCGTCTAAGTATACAGCCTTAGTTTGTCCCGCTGGGATTGTAATAGTCGCGCCAGAACCCTGCTTAATAATAATGTTCTGCGAACCAGATGTTCCGTTCTCAATAAAACAGACCTTGTTTACTGTGTTTGGTGCAATGGTAATTGTACACGCTGAGTCGAGCGTACCCGTATATTCAACGTACAAAGCCCTGACTGGGTCTGTAGCGCCGTCAGCTATGGTTGAGGTGTGCGTGTTAGCATTGGTTGTAATGCCTTCTGTGCCGTAGCCCAGAGCCTCGCCAATCAGTTCAAGGTTCGTATTCGTAACCGTTCCCCATGAGCCTGACTGATCGCCAGTTGCCATCTCATTGAGGCGAAGGTCATTTACAAAGGTGCTAGTCATATCAATCGATCCTTACTATGGCATTGTCTTTAGTGTTTGCAGGAAATACAATTTTAAACGTACCGCCACTGACGGTGAAGTCACCACCAAAGTCCAAAATTGCGATTGCGCCTCTTGCGTTTGAGGAGGCATCGCCCAGTGTCTTGTTGTAGATTAATGCGCCACGGGCAGTAAATGTTGCGCTTGTCCACTCAGGATCGGCAGCATCAAATACACCGCTAGTGCTGTTTTCCCCTACTGTTTTGCTTCCCAGAGCCTCGCCGCCCGTGGTGTAACCACCGCCGTTAGCCACTTCATTGGTTGTAATGTAGCCGTCTGTGGTAGCGTTTAGTGTTGCCGAACTTGTGTAGAGCGCAATGTGCAGTGTATCGCTGTCGAGGTGCTGATCACCAAGCAACAGGTCTTTTTTAAATAGTGTACTCATCGCTTGTGTGATAGCCATTATATGCCTCCATTATATTCTGCCGCATAGTCGCGTTGCATTTCTTGAGCCAGCAGACCCGCTGCCTCATCGAATTGTGTTTTGTAGAGCGCCAATGTCTCTGGTGCCTTGAGAAAGGCTGACGCCTCATACAGACACGCTGCTAATAACACATTTTCTGCGTTGTCGCCAACCCATGTGTTTGCGTTGCTAGAACTTAGCCCCGTCTCTGGGGCTATGAAGTCTACTCTATATGTGTCTGTCGAGTCTGGCGTTGGGGCGATTGTGATCGTGGTTCCAGAAGTTCCCGCGCTTTTTGTGCTATACATTCTGGGCTTTCCAGTGTTTGCAGTGTTGGGCCAATAGTCACGAACATATGAGTCAATCCTGTGATCTAAGTAAGACAAAACGCTAGAGCTTGTCACTGATACCTGACGTATCATTCGCGCAGATGCTACAATGTATTCAAAGTCACCGACAGTAAGGCTTGCGGAGGTTGTCTGCCGATAGCACGGCAGATTTGGCAGTCGCTGGAAGATAACGTCTTCGGCCTGACTTATGATTGTATCGATAGAGGCAACAAGTTCTGTGGAATCGTCTTCCAAGAAATTCTGGATGTTTGCTTTTAATGTTGTGTAATTCATCAGTCGCCCCACTCTGCTATACCAAAGCCTTCCTGACCCCAGCCAAGAACTTCGACGCTTTCAGAACCTACCGCGCCCGTGCCGCCAACACCAGCCTCATCAATAGACAGGCTGAGAGCCTCCACACCAACGCCGCCCGTACCGCCTGCACCAGATACGCCCCTAACGCCTGTCGGCGTTATTGTGCCAACAGCACCCACACCAGCAACACCAGTTTCTGCCAGTGTAACCTCAAAGGCTTCAGTACCTATTTCGCCTTCGCCTGCCGCGCCTACTGCATCTGGGCCAGATGAAATTAATACGTCACCAACACTAGCAAATGCAGGAACACCAACGGGCGGCAGTAATCTGCGATCAATTGTCCAGTCTTGCGTGAAACCAATAAAGATTTCAACATTTTCTGGGTCGTTATCGGGCCGTGGATCAAATAAAGCCGTGGCATCGATAACATTTTTTGCTGGCGTTAGCTGCGGCTGCTTTGGCTCATAATCTTCTGGAGATACGCGCAGGCCATCCCATGTGGTTTTGAGTTGGGTATAGGGAACCCGAAGGCCACTTATGTCGCTTATCGCCTGAGATTTTTTTCCTCTTGCGTACTTTGCCATTAATATAAATTCAGCGCAGTGGGCTGAACCCTCAGAGACACACCATCATTGTCAGAAGCCGCTGCGAAATCAAACGACCTCTCATACATTTCGTTTAGTATTGAAAACTTATCTGTCGCGTATTTTAGTGACAGCTTGCTTGCCAGCCCAGCGCAGATGCATTCGTTCCATCGATATGGAATGTCGGCGTTTTGATCTGATGCTGTAATGTCTTGAAGTTGGGTTATTGCCCAGTACACAAGACTGTATGTTGTCCTGTCTGGTATTTGCCAGATGTACAGGATCGGCGTAATTTGCTTGTCCAGCATGTATTGGCTTGGCTTGCCGCTCGACGTTTTATTTGGCAGTTGATTGTAGTCAGAGATCGACACACGATTAATGATTTGATCGGACGTATCTGTCCCAGAGCTATCGCGAACGACAGCGTCCAGAATGTCAATCGTACCTAAGTCTAGGGTGTAGGGCGTTGTTTGATCCTTAACTAAGGTCAAAGTTTTTTGCTCTAGCGTCCAGTAATTGATACCCCGATTGGCCCACTCAGAGAAGAGAAGGTTTAGGCTGCGCCGTGCTGACACGGCCCTGTCACCTGTTTGCGTTTGGGGATCAATTCCACAACGCTCAAATGCTTCAGCAATTATTTCCTCGACATCTGGTTTAAAAGCTACTGTGCCTGAGAGTGCCATTTATTTCCCCTACGCGAAGAACACATTCATTAGCACGACTGTGGCAACGGTATATTTTACAGATAAGCCAGCCTTAAACAACATGCCCTCATCTGGAATAGTATTGTCCAGAGTTAAGTTGTCTGTGCCGATTGTTTGTGCTTTGAATATAATAGTACCACTATCTGGCGTACCATTAAAGAAATCAACCAGCCCTGCTGTGCCTGCCGATACAATGGAATAGCCTTTCAGCCTTGTACGACCACCACCAGCCACTGCACTGGCACACAGTGAGCCAGAGCCTACTGTAATGTTCGCAGCGTATTGGGCAGAACATTCCACTGCACTAACTGTGACAAATAACTTAGCGCCTGCGACCGCTTCAGCAGACCCAGTTGAAGTTATTACTTCAGTGATAGCACTTCCGAAAACGTCAGTGCCTGTTATAGTACAAGTTTTGTTGTTGTCGCCAGTCCCTGCCGTTGTGACAGTAACATTTCTAGCACCACCACCTAAAAAGGTTGTTGCTGCCATTGTTGCTGATGTATTTGGTCGTGCTGCGGTTACCAGCCGATCAGGGTCTGCCGCATTCTCGTCGGCTATAAACCCGACCTGTACGTCTGTTTGTACGCTCATATTAATCTCCTAGATTGTAAAGTGGGGGTTGCCCCCCACCAGATTAATTACGCAATTTGAACATACTCAATGATGAACGTAAACGAACCAGCAGTTGTAGCATTAACAGTGTTGGTAATGTTACAGAAGATGTTTCGCGCCGCAGAAGCGTACTGAACAGAGGCTGGCGCTGTGGCTGCATCTTGAGTCTGAACAACTAATTCAGTCAAAGTTACGTTACCTATAACAACTGTTGTACCAGCATCTAAGATTTCGTCAGCCTGAGTAGCTACAATCTGTGAACCAGAAGAAGATGTACCTACTTCATAACCAATGTCACCACTTCCTGTTACAGGTGCAGTTACACAAAAGATTTTAATGTCAGTAATAATTGTATTAGCTGGCTGTGCAAATACGCCAATAGTTGGCGAGTCACCAGCAGTTGAGTTTACTGTTACGCCTGTGGCAAAGCCAACGTGCTTAACAAATTTATCGGTAA